ATGGCCTCCATCTCCTTAAAACTCGACCGTCGGCGCGCAAACGTTCACGGGCTCTTCCCGATCCAGTTCCTCCTCTCCTCGAAAGGAAAGGTTACAACCATCGGTACAGGCATCAACATCAAGGCCGAGCATTGGAACGGCGAAATCAACAAGGCCGTCGTTCCGAAGTGTCCGAATGCCCGCGCAATCAATGAGAGCATCGAGGCGCTGTTCTTCCGATACACGAACACTCTCCGGGATCTGGAGAACGCCGGGAAGCTGATCGGGAAGAGTGTTGCTGAAATAAAAAAGTTATTGACGGCGGTCCGGGCCGGATCCGACAAGGAGAGTCTCTCCGACTATTTCATCCGATATGCCGAATCCCGTCGAACCGAGAAGAGCCAGGAGGTTTATCGATACACCCTAAAAGCGATCCGGGCATTCGACAACGAAGAGATCCCCTTCGAGAAGGTGAACGTTATCTGGCTGAAGGCATTCGACGCCTATCTCGAAAAGCAAAGCGTCGGGATCAATACCCGAGCAATCCATTTTCGGAACCTGCGCGCCGTCTTCAACAGCGCCATCAACGAGGATCTGATAGGACTGGAGTACTATCCCTTCCGCAAGTTCAAAATCGCTTCCTCGCGCAAGGACAAGGAGTCGCTCACCGAAGAGCAGCTCCAGCGGCTGATCGCCTACGAGACGCCCTACCCGTTCCGCCGGACAGCCCGGGATCTCTTCCTGCTGTCATTCTACATGTGCGGCATGAACCTGGTGGATCTCTATCATCTCGACCGGCTGCGCGACGGCCGGGCACACTTCGTGCGGACGAAGACCTCGGGCAAGAACATCAACCCGGTGTCGATCCTCGTCCAGCCGGAAGCTGCCGAGATCATCTCCCGGTACGCCGGCACGGATCACGTTCTTCGGTTCATCGAAGAGCGGGCTACCTACGACACCTTCATCCATCAGATCCAGCGGTCGCTCCGTCACATCTCGAAGGAACTCGGGATCGAAGGGCTGACCTTTTACTGGGCACGCTACACCTGGGCGACGCTGGCCGACAAGCTCGGGGTCTCGGAGAAGGAGATCAGCAAGGGACTCGGCCACGTAGACACCTCGATCGCCGGGAAGTTCTACATCTCCTACGACTGGACCAAGGTAGACCGGGCAAACCGGACGGTAATAGATTATACTCTAACACTAACCACATAGAGTTCCACTCAACGTCCTAACAATTTCTTCATATTGTTCATCATTAGGTCTATCAACAGGAACCCGGCCCGTATAATAAACAAAACGCATCATCATTTGTTCTCGTAAAGGAGACACTAGATGAGCGATAGGAACATAGTTTGTTATATTTTGAAATGGAACAGACTTTATATGCTGATAATCAACAAATAAATACAATTTTTGTTCTAGAATAGAACAATCTATAAAATAATACCGTGTGATTGTTCTATTAAAGATATAATCACCAAATAACTTATCAATCTGACGCCTTTGATGTTTTGACAACTCTCCTATCTTATTTTGTACTATCCCCAAAAAATCTCTTGACGATCTTATAATATCACATACAGGATATAATGCAGCCACTATTAAATACGAACAATGCCCTTCATGACTCAAATCACATGCATTAGACAATACTATACTCAATGGATTATCATCTCCCTCTCCCCAATCTACACCATCTATTATTGAACCTTGCGTTAACTCTTGAATATTGCTAAAAGGTCTAATCCACTCCATATCAATTAGTCAACTTTTATACAATCCCCTAGACTTTTATTTTGATATGCCGTCTTAAATTGATTTGTAGATACGATCCGTTTATATCTTGCAGAGAAAGATTCTTTAGGAATAACAAAATTACTCAAATCAAGTGTAGACGTATCTGCTACAATAAGTTCACAAGTAGCACTTTGCGTCTGTGTATAAGTATAAGGATGATAGGAATCAGAGAAATTCTGATTTATAATATCTGACCCGGATGAAAACACAGTAGCAAGTGTTAATTGTGCGATAAAGCTACTTGTATTCATTTTATAATCAATTAACTAATTCCTCTAAATAAAATGACAACTTTGCTTCAGAACTTGTAAATAACTCTTTTAGCCTATCTACATTTGGAAAGCCACTTATAAGATATTGATTATGATGGTTCACAGATAAAAACAATCCATTATCGATATTATTTCGTGGTTCAAAATCAAGCAATAGACGTTCTTTATCACTAATTACATATTGCAGATTTAACTTTCCACAAAACACTTGATCCTCATCATTCAAAGCGAACTTTGGTTGAATAAACCGTTGAAACATCCACTTATTTGCAGACATAGGTAAATCCAACCATTCAAGTTCTTGATTTAATCCATATGCTGCGAAATCATATTCAGGCAATTTCTCCTTTAATGCAACAATATATTTCTCAAGTTTCTCTAAATCCTGAGCTCCTACAATTATTTTTTGAGGAGTAATTGCAACAACTGGAGCTGAATAAACTTTGTGTTTTATTATAAAGCCAGCAGGCGTAATAGAGGCAACAGTAGACTCAGGTGTTCCAAAAATATTTTTACAAAAATTAGAATCTAATTGCGGGATCATTGTCTGCGGAACTTCAAATACACCCACAAAAGAAACGGTTATTCGATTACGTTTCATATCAACTCATTAGTTGGTTTATTATTAAAACGCAAAAATATAGACATTTATTGTGTTTTTCTATTTCACCCTATGATGTAAATCTGTTTCAAAAATACAAAAAAAAACAAAAACACAACAACACGTTTTATTTAAATACCTACAAGTAGATATAAAAACACGTAAGATCAGCAAATATATATCGACATCATCGAGGCCTCGATCGCCGGAAGTTCTACATCTCCTACGACTGGACGAAGGTCGACCGGGCAAACCGGACGGTGATCGACTACATCAAATCGCTCCGAACAGCGTAGACTGGTTCGTGTCGGCATAGTTGCAGACGATCCACTCCTCCTGCCGGCGCCGGCTGGTCTTCGAGGCGCTGATCGTGCGTTCAATCCGGTGGATGGTCCAGCCGTTTCGCTGGGCGCGGCGGTCGATCAACTCGAACGGGAACATCGTCAGCATGAAGCGCCCCTTCACCGTCTCGAGCAGATCCAGCAGTTGCTCGAGGTTCTGTTCGGAGAAGACCCCCTCGTAATGACCGCAGTCGGAGTTCACGTAGGGAGGATCGACAAAGTGGAAAGTATCCGGGGAATCGTAGCAGGCAATCACATCGAGCGCATTGCGGTTCTCGATCGTCACGTGCTGCAGACGCAGACAGATCCGCTCCGTGAACTCATCCTTGGCGTTGCGCACCTTTTTAGGCATGGCGCCATTGAAGTCGTATCCGAACGTGCCGTCGAGCATCGAGGCGAACGACATTTTGCTCAACGCCCAAACAGCCCAGGCACGCTCGACCGGAGTGAAGAACTGCGGATAGGCATTGATATGCGCCGCGTGCGCATGAAGATCCCGACAATGCAGGGTTTTCTCGATCTGCTGCTTCAGTTCGGGATAGCAGATCTTGGCCATCCAGTAGAAGTTAGTCAGTTCCATATTGAGGTCGTTGATGATCTCGGCCTCGGCCGGACGCTTGGCAAAGAGAACGGCAGCGCCCCCGCAGAACGCCTCGGTGTAGATCCGATGCTGCGGAATAAGCGGAAGGATATACTTCAGCAGGGGCTGTTTCCCGCCATAATAAGAGATGGGAGTTTTCATGATGATTGATTTTAGATGTGAAAACAAGAGCAGACAAAGGTAAACCTTCGCCTTATGATTGCTCAAAAGCAAAAGGTGTCCAAGTGATGACACAATACGGGGGATCCCCGATGAATCCTGCCGGATTCAGATAAAAAAGGAATATTTCCGAAGCGGAGCGTTACCGCCTCCACAGCGCCATACCGGCCTCGATCTGGCCAAAGGCGCTTTTGTTGCGGGCGTCGTATCCCGCGGCGGCCGACACGCTGAATCGGCCGAACGTTCGCCGGACGTAGGCTCCGGCCCATACTCCACAGCCCTTCGGGCTCATCCAGGTCCCCAGTGCGGGACCCAGTTCCCAGGCGTAAGGTTCACGGACGAGCTGCACCCGCTCGACCGTCTTGTTGTAGGTTTCAAAGTAGTCGAGCCGGGGGCCCAGCGTCCCCACGGCCGGCCCAACCACCCGGGCGTAGTAGGTCGAGTCGCGGTACTCCAGCGTGCGCTCCGTGAGCGTTATCTGCACGCTGTCACCCACGACGACCGCCCGGTCCACCGTGTCGGCCGGGGCGAACAGCATCCGCGGCACGTTCACCGCCACCGGGCGCTCCGCCACCGCGAACGGCTTCGGCCGCTCGTAGAACACCGTATCGACCCGCACCCGCTCGACGATCTCCGGCCGGGAGACGTATCGCCCCAGCCACCACCCTCCGAGGAAGGTGGCGGACAAGGCAATCACGGTTGTCACCCAGCGGCTCATATCCGTCCGAAATAATACAGGAAGGCGAGGTATTTCCGCGTTTCGATGTACCCGGCAACATCCTCTCCGGCCCGGGCCTCCTGCTCGAACATGGAGTTCGCGTAGGCCATCTCTGCGGCTGCGGTCCATCCGTTCGTACAGAGACGAACCAGCCACGTGAAAGCCGCTTCGAGGAAGTACAGCACGTAATACACGACCGGAACCGGCACGAACCACCAGCCTCCGCCGAAGATAATCTGCAGGATCAGGGCAACCAGGAATGCGAGCATCGTGACCTCGTTGTACTGCTCGGCATGGATGCTCTCATGCTGCTTCGTCTTATACGATAGCGGGGTGCTCGACTTGCGCTTCGTGCAGATATAGCCGAAGAGCATGGCCGTGGAATATCCCGGCCAAAGCAGGCACTTGGCCAGCCAACTGTTGTAGAAAATGCGTCTCATGTCAGCTTTGGGTTTGGTGATACTCGATGCAGGCCATGATCGCCTCGACGTGCATCGCGGCAATCCGTTCCCGGCCCTCCTCCGAGAGCAGAAAACGGCAGTCGCGCTCGGTGTCCATGAAGAAGTTCTCGGTCAGCACGGCCGGGCACTTCGTGTCGCGCAGGATCGCGAAGTTGCTGTCCCAGTCGGGATCTGCAGGGTCGGCGCTCCCCTTCCGGATCATCCACTCCTTGCCGAACGCCTCCCCGGCCTTCTCGTAGAAGAGGGCCGAATAGCGGTCCGACATCGAATCGCCCAGGCAGGTATGGGCCTCCCAGCCGGTGCCGCCGCCGGCATTGGCGTGGACCGACACCAGCAGGCAGTTCGACTTCCCGGCGACGTCGCAGATGCCGTTCACGCGGTTGGCCCTCACGTACAGCGGCACATCCCGGAGCTCGGGGACGACGATCTCCGCCACGACGCCCCGGGCGTGCAGCCGATCGAAGATCCGGCGCACGATGTCCCGGGCGAACTCATACTCGCGCAGGCGCGATCCGTCCGGCCACACGGGCGAGCATTTGCCGGGCGTCTCCTCGCCGTGGCCGTTGTCCAGGAGGATCTTCATACCTCGGCCTCCTTCTTTTTGGTTTCACGGTCATACAACGTCTTGGCCACGATTCCGCCCACGATACCCGCGGCAAAGGAGATCGTCGAGGCGATGCGAACACCACCGGGCAGGAAGTTGAACAGCACGACAAGAGCCACCAGCACGGCGGCAACGATCAGAATGATTTTGGTTGTCTTTGTCATAATTGCAATGTTTTATTAGGTTTGGTCTTTGGTTTTACTCGCAGCCTCGGCCCGCACGCGATCGAGCTGCCGGATGAACTCGATCACCTCCTTCATGTCCTGCGTCTTGGCCAGTCCCGCCACGATGTCCGTCACCTTGGCCGCCGAGGAGCGCGCAGCACGCAGGTTCTCGCGCACGCTCCACGCCTCGATGCCGACCGCGATCACGGCGGCAGCTCCCGAGGCGTAGGGCATCGAGTAGAGGCCGAACAGCAGGCCCAGCACATCCACGCACATGAAGAGCGCCGTGACCTTGCCGTAGTCGCCGAACTTGGTGAAGGTGCGACGCAGGCCGTGCGAATCGATCGGCTGATGCAGCGCCCGAGCCTTGCGGATCCCGGCCCGCATGTCGATCATCACGGCCACGAGCATCACCGCCCAGATGATGATCTCCAACAGAGCGGCCCGCCGCAGGACGATGGCCTCGAGCCCGAACGTATCGAGGAGGATGTCGAACATGGCCTATGCAATCAAACAGCGGGTATTCCCGACAGATCTACCAAACATGACACCCCCGCCACGCAACCGGCAGCCTATTATATCAACCTGCTTCTTCATATCGCATTCTCCTAAAATCCGCTCTTGATCATAACCTCGGTCTCCCCGGTCTTGTCGTACACCTCCCTCTTGAACAGGTCGTACTCGAAGACATACCTCCGCGGCTCCGCCGATTCCCAGTGCCCGCACTCTACTCCCGACGCAACAGACACTATTTTCAGAATAAGTGCCGGTGTGGTCATCTGATAGAACCCGATATCTCCCTCGGGAACGATTCGGACATCCGAGCCGGCATCGACCGTTCCGTATGCGCTGGTGATATCCGGGTTCTTGAAGTACAGCTTCAGGCTGGTGAGGTTCGAGAAGGTGATCTCAACGGGAGGTTCGGCCTTCTGCTGCGTAATCGTCACATATCGCTGCACGGAGGAGTCCTCCTCAAGGGTGATCAGCGCCTGAATGACGCGGTCCTCGGACGCGGTATTCTCATCCAGCGTAAAGGTCACGGACCTGTCGTCCGCCGAAAGTTCGATCCGGATGTATTCGAGCGGCAGAGGCATGACCTTGGGCGTGCCATTGGTCTCGACCGGAAGCGTGAACGACTGCGCAGCAGAACTTACGGTCGTCTCGTATCGATCCTCGCTCCCGTTCAACCGCAGGTAATACGGCGCCGCAAGCTGACTGACGGATATTGCGCGACGCACGGCATTATCCTCCTCAAGGTCAATGACGATATTCTCATAGGTCACGGGATCAGCCATATCGTTTTCGGGGACCACAATGTCTATTCCGGAAACCCCGGATGCTTCTTGGCGGAAAACAGCCTCCAGTCTGTTGTCCTTGGATACGATACGGGGCGTGCCATTGGTTTCGATCGAGGGATGGTACTCGGCGCCTTCGGCCGGCACGTCTCGGTATGCGGCATCCGAATCCTGACCGTTGATCTTCAGGCAGTAGGACGACACATTGCTCTGCCTTACAACGATGAATCTCTCCAGATCGGGATTCTCAGCAATACTTACCCTTATAGTTCCGTTTCGCGACACTCCCCCGTCATTGGGATCCACGGTAATGGTTACCGACGCATTGTCATCCGATACGACCGGCGACACGAACGGGGACCCTTGCGCAAAAACCGTTGCGGTTCCATTGGTTTGAATCGGGACTGTAAGTTCGTGAGCCCCGGCATCCACGTCCACATAATAATCATCCGTGGAACCGTTGATCGTAAGGTAATAGTCTGCCTGCGCAGCCCCCGACTGTTTAAATGACGTTTTCCGGCGCAGGGAGTCATCCTCCCGGATGCCTGTTACGAGATCCTCGTAATTGACCGGGGAGGTGCTGGCGTTTTTCGGGATAGTGACCGCGATATAATACACCGTGGATCCGTCGCCGGACAAAGATGCTTCGATACGGTCGTCTTTCGACACGATGTACGGAGTCCCGTTCGTCTCGACTTTCAGACTGTAGTCCGCACCGTCGGCGGGTATATCTGTTATGCCGGTATTGAAAGTGGTGCCTCGCACCTTCAGGTAATACGAATCCGATGCGCCCTCCTGCTTCACGGTGATATACCGAACGATGCTCGTATCTTCGACCAGTCGGACGGTCAAGGTCCCGTTTCGGGCTTCCCCGGCGTTCGAGGCCACGGCGATGGAGATGGACGTATTGTTCTCCGACACAGAGGGCGTCAGGAAGGAGGCGCCATTGGTCAGCACCTCCACCGTTCCATTGGTCTGGACGGGAACCGACAACATGCCGGCGCCCGAATCTACGGACGTCACATAATCCTCCGTCGAGCCGTCGATCGTGAGATAATACGGGACCTGCACCGCACCCTTCTGCGTGACCACCACATATCGCTGCACCGTCGGATCCTCCTCCAACGTGACGAGTATGCTGCAGACCCGCTCCTTCGGAGAGGTGTTCTCCGACACCGTGAACGTGATCGACCGTTTGTCGGGCGCCACCTTGGGATGGATATAATCGATCCCTTCATACTTCACGACCACAGTCCCGTTCGTTTCGAGCGGAACGGCAAAGAATGTCGTCTGGGCCATCACCGTAGTCGAATAATTCCCGTCGGAATTGTTCAGCCGGAGGAAATAATCCCTATCCGGCGTATCGTATAACCGACATCCCAACAACTCGGAACCATTCTGTATGTAAACCCGATCCGCACATACCGCCACCTGCACATCCGATCGGAAACTGTGAGTCATCGTTCGCCCGGTCCTGGCATCATAGCATATGACAATCCGGTTCGACAATACGTCTTTATACAGAATGGCCGCAATGGCACAGTTGCACGTAACCGAAATCCCTTCCAGGGAATGACTCGAGGTATTGATCCGCGAAAGGAGCTGGTCGGCATCGAGCATCTGCCCGGACCTGCGGCGAGCAGCCACTGAAATGGTAACGAGACTCTCTTCCCGGGACATCAGCAGCGAATCCGAAATGGCACCTGCGTCATAAGCCGACAACTCGATCTTTTCCGAGGGATGCAGTTCGTAATTGTGCCACCAGGCCGGACCGTCGGCCACCTGCAGCACGTATCCGTTCGAGATCAGCGTCAGGCCCGTAGCAACGACCGCCATGTCGTTCTTCGATTCGAGTTCCATGTTGCGCGTGAAGATCGTGACGTCGGTCTTCGACGCGGCCGCGTTGGCCGTGTAGGAAACCCACGAGTGCCGGTCGCCGTCGTAGAGCGCCGTAGCGTAGTTCAGCACCGACGACGGCCCGGCATCGAGATGCGACAGCACGCCACCGAGGTTGTCCACGGCATAGAGGTCGGTCGTCCCGACCTGGATAACCACCGCGCTCAACCCCTTGCGGATCGCAAGGTCGCCGGAGGAGTAAGGCAGGTACCGTAGCTCGCCGTTCTCCGTGTTGTAGATCGCCACGCCGTAGGGACCCTCGCCGGTCCGGAAGAAGAGCGACCCGTAAAGCGAGCAGACAAGCGTCATCGGCTCGTCGAAGATACGGATCGAAGTCAGCACGCCGGCCGGCAGCATCCGGTCGAGGCTCTGCAGTTCGCGCAGCTGCACCTTGTAGACCTGCCGAGCCGCGAGCAGTTCGAGCGAGTTCAGGTAGTAGACCGATCGGGTGAACTTCCCGTCCTCGAAGAGCGAATTGAGATCCACGGACCGTTGGCACCGTTGCTCACCGGCTATCTGGTGGCGGACCGCGGAACGCAATCGCAGAATATCCTCTCCGGCCATGTGGAGCAGATCGCCCCGCTCGGTCGGCGCCAGCCAGGAGACAATCGGCTCGTTCTGAACATCCGTAATCGGGCAAGTAAGCACCGCCTTCATGTTCAGATGGTAGCCGCCATCCCGGATCGGGATGCTCACCTCGCAGTCCGACGTGCTCAAACTCGACACCGGCACATCGGCCGACAGGACATCCGCACGTCCGTCGCCGGCCGTGGTCTGGATACCGATTCCGGAGACGAGAATCAGCGAGCGGGACTCTGTTTCAAGGTTCGCGGGCTGGAAGATGATCCGCACGAAGAGGCGATATTCGACCTCTTCGTCGTTCGCCGGCAGATTGGTGATCGTCGTCCGGAAGTCATACCCGCCCAGACGGGAGGCCGGCGTGTAGATCGAAACCCGATATCCCCACGTAGGATCCGTTCCCCCGACGGGGTCGATCGAGAAGTTGTACTCGAAAGATCCCGTATCCTCCGCCCATGTATTGTTGTCGGGGTTCCACTTCATCGTCCTGGACCCGATTTTGGCAATCACGGCAATCTCGCCGGTCACGCAGGCCGCCGTCATCATGTTGGAGACCGTGAGCGAAACGTCCACATTCGCCGCATCGGCCGGTTCGAAGAACGGAGGCAGCTCCATCGCAATGGCGCTGGCCGTGACTCCGGCAATAACCACCCGATCCCCGAAAAAATAACTGTTGGCGACATTGACCTTGTCCACCCAGCTGTCCTCGGAATAGAAGGAGGTGTTCGAATCTGATTCGGCCGAGTTCTCGACCGAAACCGCCACGTTCCGATAGGGTGCACACAGTTCCAGATCCGACGAACTCCGAAGATCGCACCGGTCCTCCCACAACGGCAAGATCCGGGGACGTTCCAACCCGATCAGCCGTTCATTCGACAGGAACGAGGCCGGACGGAACGCCCCGGCGAGCGATCCGATGCGCCGCACGTGAATCGCACCTCCCGCCTGGAAGATCTGTCCGAGGAACGGCTTCACGGCCAACTCCAGCACACTCTTCCAGGAGATCTCTCCGTCGATCTGATAGATGCGCGTCCGATCGACATAGATGTTCTTCAGGGTCCGTTCGGCGCCTCCTGTGCCGTCAATCGACACCCACTCCGACACCGGAAGCCCGATCCCGAGTGCATCCACACAACTCGAAAGAAGACTCGACAAGGAGGCCTGCCCCGAGAATTTCGCACCCGAATCATCCCGGAACGGCATGCTGTCGAGCAACGCGAATCCGTCCGTTGCCGAAAGCGTCACCACATACGGAGGCCGTGCAAAAGCCTCCTTGTAACTGCCGGCCGACAGGAACCCCCGCCACAGCATCAGTTTCCTGTCTTGCCCGGAGACGTCGGTGCGGTATTCGTAGATCGTGATGCGGTATTTCAACGGATCGACCGAGAAGAGCGACAAGTATTCCATATCGTCCACGCAGAGGATCTTCAGCGTCAGCGAACTGCCTTTCACGGCCGTATACTCCGGATCGTCCGAACTTCCCCACTTAAGAGAGAACACATCCGAATAGGGACGCATCCGCAGGGCCGTGTCATCCGTTCGCGCCGCGGCATCCCGCTCCTCGATCTCGATCCGATAGAGAAGCCGGCCGCGCATCTTCGAGCGGTACTCGCAAAGGTATTTCAATCCGTATCCAGCCATCACGCAAGGGCATTTACATAGTTGATCTTCGCCTGCTCGCGGCTGATCGCGAGCACCAGATCCGAACCGCTCAGGCGGAACGTGCCGCCCACGAACTCGATCGTCTGATGTCCGAGCCCGTACTGACGGAGTTTCGACAGCGGGGCGATCACTTCGGGGTCGCTCCCCGCACCGCGGTTATCGCCCACCAGGGCCATCGTCGGGCCGTAGGCCAGGCCCCCCTCGGCAAGGGCTACGCCACCTTCATTCTGCTTGTTGAACGCATTGATCATGGCCGTACCCAAAGCCACCGCGGCAACGCCTACGGCAATGGCCGTCCAGGGAGTGACCCACGAGGCATTCACCGCAGCTCGGATTGCAACCATCATCGTTCCGAGAGCAATAAGCTGCTTGCCCAGCGATTTGAGGAAATTACCCATCGCAGAGACAATTCCATTCAACATATCGTCGAATGTCCCATCCCCGGTGAAGATGTTTCCGAGCCCCTCTCCGATCGCCGTGGCGACGTCGGAAAGAAATCCCCGAATCGAAGCCGCCGCGTCCATCGTTTGCGCACGGGCCTCGGATGCGAAGTTCGACAGGTTCGCAGCGAAGTTCTGTCTGGCCTCCGACCAGTCGCTCTCGGGCGGATTGATCGCATCCGGATCGAACGCCAAGGGAGAGATCCCGCCTTTTCCGAAGAGATTGCCCGTATCGCCCGCGATGGATTCGGCGGCGCCGATCTGCTGCAGCTTCGACAGTTCGTCGCGCAGCGTGGCGATCTCCAGCGTCACATTGTGGATCTCCATGGTGGAGGTTGCCTCCCTTTTGGCTGTTTCGAGTTCCTTTATCTTCTGCTCCAACTGCCCGATCAGTCCCGTGCTCTTCTCGATTTCCGTATTCGATCCCTGAATGACCTTGAAGGAATCTTCTACCGTCTTCGTGAAATCTTCTACCGTCAGCCCGGTCGTATCGGCAGTCTGAGACAAGACAGAGATCGCCTCGTCCAGGGCCTTGACCTGCTCGTAATAGTATTGCGTCCGCACACTGTATTTACGCAGATCCTCGCGGTTTGCCCGATACGAAGCGACGAAATAATGCAGGCTGCCGGCTTTCAGCGGGTTGGTTGCGTCGCGGGCCCGTTCCTGTTTCCCGTAGTACTCGAGATTCTTCGCCAAAGCCTCTTCACGCATCTGTTTCAGTTCGTCGATGCTTTTACCGCTCGATATATACTTCTGGGCCTGTTCCGAAATCCGTTCATTGACGATCGCATCGGAATTCGCCTTGAAAATAGCCAGAGCCGATGCCGCCCCGAGGATGGCCGCCGTGACAAGGCCCACCGGCCCGGTAATCGCGGCCAACCCTATTTTGAGCATGGGCAGCAACTTGACCGCAAATCCGAGAGCCACGGACAATGGCCCCAAAGCCGCCGCAACTCCCCCGATGACGACGATCGACGTCTTGGCCGCAGGAGAAAGTCCCTGCAGCCAGGCTGCAAAATCTTTCAGCATACGGGCCGCAGCCTGAACCATCGGCATCAACACCTTGCCGATCTCCTCACCGACATCGCCGATCGAGTTTTTCAGCTGCTGCATAGGTCCGAGACCCGTCTCGGCGGCCGATTCGGCATATCCCTTGTAGTTTTCGAGGATGAACTTCACGGCCTCGCCGTTCTTCATCTGCTCGGTGGTCAGCTCCTTCAGTTTCGGAATGCTCTCGCCCAACTCGCCGGAGAGACCGCCGTAGGTCTTCGCCAGGTTCTTCACGGCACTGTCGAGCGTCATACCCGTGGCCGACGAGAGTTGCGCCGCCGCCTCGATCGTGTCGTTGATCTGCTGCTCGGTCAGTCCGAGCGACGCCAGAAAGGCCTGCTGTCCGATGATCTCCTCGTCACCAAACAGCGAGCGCGACTGCAGCTCTCCGGCCTGCTTGATCAGCCGCTGCTGGATATCCTCACGCCCGCGCAAGGCCGTGAGCAGACGCTTCTCGTTCTTGAGCTGCACATCAGCCGCCTTCACGGCAACACCGACCGCCGCCGTTAGAGACTCCGTCACATAGAACGACCAGTTCTCCCCGAATTTGATGATATCTTTCTGCAGGCCTTTCAACTGCTTCCGCACATCGTAGGACATTTTTTCAATCCCCAATGTGTCGGCGCCGAGTTTGATCAGCAGCTCCGCTATTTTCCTTGCCATAGTCGCTCCAATTTTTCAACATCGCGCAGCGCGCTCTCGCGCATCTGCGCCATTTCCCGTTTCGAAATCCTCCGTTCAGCCGATGCCGGCCGACGCCCGTCCTCCCGGTCCCACGGAAGAGGCAGCACCTCCTGCATCTCCCGTCCCTTCATGTCGCACATCGACGCCATGATGGCGAAGCTGCCCCACCGCTGGATGTTCATCGCCGTGCGGAAGTCATACTCCCGCCGCCGCATGAACCCCTGCTCGGCCGCCTCGAACTCCGCAAGGGTCATCATCTCGAAGTCCGCCGGCGCAATACCGAGCATCCCGACCGCTACGGCATAGAGCCGCCCGTAGGTAACTTCCTGATCTTTTTGACCCCGTGCCCGACCTCGGCGGCCTCGGGGTTTTCGGGCCGGGCCGCCGTCTGAAAAACCGGGTTTCCGCTGCCGATCGACTGGCGGAACAGCGCCAGCAACGCCGGCAGCAGCGCCGGATCCCCGTCGATCAAATCGACCACATCATCCGGCGTGTAACGCTTCGGTTCGCCGCTTTTGCGGGCACCGTCGGTCATGGCCTCGGCCGTGACGACCGTGACAATCTCGATCAGCCGACCGAACGGCATGTCGGGGACGACCGTCTCCCGGGCCAGGTTGTCGAGGGTGAGACCCGGCTGGTCGGCCGTGGCCGCCAGCGCGCGGATCCCGAAATTGACCGGATAACTCCGGCCGCTGGTTGTGAATTGCTGCAGCATCTTGTTTCGTGTTTAACCGGCGGAGGAGAGCCCTCCGCCGGAGTTGTCATACCCGGTCTGCTACTCCACCGGAGCCAGACCGTACCCCTTGAACGAGGCCTTGTAGGTTGCCTTCTGGGCCACCGTCTCGCTGACCTCAAAACTGTCGATCACGCACTTGCACGTATAGGATTTTTCGGTGGTTCCCTCAATGGCCAGTTTGACCACCACATCCACCGCCTGCCCCAGCATCGCCTGGGCGATCATGTCGGGCGTATCGTGTGCGTCGGCCGGATCGCCGTCGCTCTCCTTCACACATGCGAGGCCGTCCACGGATGCCGTGAAGGCCACTTTCGAAAGTTCGTACTCCGGACCCTTGGTGTCCTTGGTCTCCCACTCCTCGTACTCAGGAGCGATCGTAAAGGTATGCGTCTGGGCATGATAGACGCTCTTGTCGGCGCACAACATCGTAAGACTGCGCCCTTTTCCTGTTTTCATGGCATCAAAGAATTTTGAAGGTTAATTTGTAACTCGAAAGCCTCTCGTCCGCGTACATCACGAACTTGCGGCCCTGAAAATAGAAGGCATAGCCATCGGATACTTTTCCGCCTACCGCCTCGACGATCCGGTCGGCCAGCGTCCAGGCCTCGCGTTCGGTCTGCGCCACGACGGTCACAGTCGTCGTATCCGCATTGCCCGCATTGCCGTCGTATGTCACGTTGGGCTGCGACTCCTCGGAGTAGGCCGCGAACGGAGCCTGTACCTCCGCCGGCACGACATCCGGATAGATCTTCTCTTTCGGCAGAACTGCCGACATCAGTTGCACAAGCGCTTCGGTCGAGGTCATATCTTTCGGTAATTACGGTTTACAAATCGTTCGATCGCCGTAGCCAGATCCGTCCCGAAGTCATTGACCGAAGCATCGGCCGACTGGTTGAAGGCATCGCGCAGGAAGGGATTCGGCTTCATGCCCCGGGCCGTCGGGGTGTAGACGACACCTCCGTCGCGGCCCGTGAACTTGAGAACCCGGGCGCGGTGTATCCCCTTTCGGGCATCCCGACGGTCGGCCCGGGCGCTGTTGCGGGAAACGGCATACGGCTTTCGTTCACGGGTTCCGTCGTGCACGAAGCGGGCATAGAAGGCGTTGATCTTACCGTTCTTCGTTACGCTGAAGACAGGCCCGACGGCCATCGGGATGACTGTCGGAACACGATCCCGGCGCAGCGACACGACGCCGATCGAGCGGCTCAACTGCCCGGTCCGCTTCGGAGCCCGGGCCCGGGCCGTCGCGACCATCGGCCGGGCCGATCGGCGCAGCGCCTGCCGCACAAGCGTGCGCTGCACCTGGTCGGTCAGCCGGGCGAAGATCCGGATCGCCTCGGCATATCCTTCGATCTTAATATCCTGCGTCATAATCCAAATCCGATAACGAGATGAGAATATGCAACTTCTTGCGGAATCCCTCCTCGTAGACGCTTTCGATCGGCCGGCGGCGGCCGTCGATCTCGACGAGCATCCGCGCATCCACGGCCGGCGATCGTCCGTCCTCGCCCTTCACGTAGGGAATGGTCAGCACGGCCGACCCTTCGTGGACGATGCGCGAAGCGAAGAGGTTCTCGCGGCCGCCGCTCTCGGTCTTTGTGGCCCAGAACGAGCGCCACGGGATCGGTTCGCCGACGATCTCGCCGCCGGCGTCCTGCGTCGTGGCAGGGCGCAACAGCGTGATTCTAACCTTTCCGGCCGACATAGGGCGTCATGCGATAGGGGTTCAACAAGCGTTCGACGGTCACGGGCAGCGCCGAGACCGAGCGTCCGATCACGGCATCGCCGTCCGCCTCGCAGAGCGTCCCGGCACGGAGCGCCACCGCCGCCTCGATGTTCCCGGGGAGGATGATCCCCCCTTCGTCTTCCGGTTCGCGGGTGAGCGTGTCCCGACAGTCGCTGTATCCGCAGACCGCCTCGACCCGCACCCGGGCCCGCTGGCGCCGGGTGGAGAGGGTCGGAAGCGAGAAGATTTCGAGGATGGAGGTATGTTCCGAGGCAAGGAGCCCGTAGGACGACGAATCGAGCGTCTGCTCGCGGTCGTCGGCGTCGTAATACTTCACCGACCGGATACTCAACACGGGGGCCGTCGGCAGGTCGAGCAGCGGCTCGAAGCGGTCGAAGGCGAACGTCACGACGCTGCGCACCAGGATCCGGTTCGTGTACTGCTCGGCGATGTCGAAGGCCGCGTAGACGTTCCGCACGGCATTCTCGTAGAGATCGCCGTCTTCGGGGACGAGCCGCATCTGCCCGCCGACAATCCGCTCGATAACCTGCCGCGGATAGACCTTTTCCGTTCTGTTGAGTATCATAGCCGCAGAGGATTAGGCACCGGCACCCATTTCGAGATACTTCACCGGATGCGTTCCGGCGTCGACCAGGTTGCCGTCGGCGCGGACGTGGCCCATGAAGCCCACTTCGAGCTTGTCGGCATACTTCTCCTTGAAGACCGTCATGCGGATGCCCTGCACCATGCGGAGATGGTAGTACTTGAAGTCGCCGAAGGCGATCGGCTTGGCGCTCGCGGCGATATCGGGCATCGACTCGTTGATGATGACCCGGCGGCCGAGGATGTGCGAGACATCCCCCGTCTGCACGTCCCGAATGAAGATCGGATTGCCGTTGTCGTCCTTGATCTTCATGATTTTCGCCTTCGTCGTCGAGTTCATCATGAATCGGCCGCGCTCGCTGTTGCCATAGGCGTTGTCTACAGACGACATGAGATCGACCAGATCGTCGTAGGTGATGGCCGTATCCGATGCGGCGGTCACGCCCTTCGTTGCGGCCGTGAGCAGCGCCTTGATGTCGTTGGACCCGGTGCCGGTCTTCGTAGCCAGTTCCTGCAGACCGCGGCGCACGCACTCGGCAACCGCCTCGACGATCGTCGCCTCGACATCGACGTTCGTGCCTTCGAGCAGCGCGATGTGGATCGGGAAGATCGGCGTCACATAGTCGTAGGCGCTGATCGATACACCCTGGAACTGCACCTTGTCTGTCGTGTTCGCATCGCCCTCGTTCAACTTCTTCAGCGCCTTGTCGGTGGTGTTGAGCGTGGCCTTCGTGTAGGGGATCGCATTCTGGGTAATCACCAGGTCAATCGCCTCGAGGAAGGTTCCGGTCGATTTCAGAGCATGCACGACCTGATCCGATACGAGTTTCGGGATGATGATCTGATTCTCGGCCGTACCGGTGAACAGTTCGGCACGCAGTTCGGGCTTGATGTCGCCCTTGGTGGCAGCGCCGCGCATGTAGTCGATGAAGGCCGAGCGCAGCTCCTCCTGATGCCGGGCGGCACGTTCCTCGGCCGTCTTGCCATCGTCGCCGCCGACACGGCGTGCCGACGATGCCGCACGTGCCTCGTCCTCCTCGAGCAGCGCAATACGCTCGTCGAGGGCTTCGTACTCCTTCTTCAGGCCGTCATACCGGGCCCGCTCCTCGGGGGTGAAGCCCTTGGCCTCACGCTCCTCGGCCACATCCAGCATCTGCGACATCTTGGCCGCCAGCGCTGCACGCTCTTCCTTGAGTTCCTTGATTGTCTTCTTCATGATGTGTATGGTGGTTAATGGTTTGCGATTTTCGTACACAGCGCGACGCGTTCACGGACGAGTTCCATGGCTGCCTCCGACGGACGCGCCGCCGCCCGGCGCAGTTCATCGACTGCCTCCCGTTCGTCAGCTGCCGCACGTTCGGCCACGGCGGAGGTGGTCGGATAGGCGCCATTGACGACAATCGACAGATCGTACAGCTTCGAGATCTTCGTCACCACGCGCTGGTCGTACTCCAGCCCGTTCGCCGCGCTGCGCCATGTCCAACGGTCCTCCGCCACCTTGAACTTGAAGCTGCACTCCCTGATATCGCCCCGGCGGACGAGTTCCAGCAAGTCGTTGCCGCGGGTCGTGTCCGGAGCGTCGAATGCGAAGTGGAGGCCGTCGTCATCGATGCGGATCCCAAGGGTTCCCTCGCCGTTGCGCGAGCGGGCCAGCACATCGACACAACTCGTACCGTGGTCCGTGCACATGATGACGTCCGACATGTCGCACCCATCGAAGGAGCCGGTGGCGATCATTTCGATCCATTCGCCCCAGATCGGGTTGCTCCACTCATTGAACGGTACGGCGCGGCCCTCGATCCGTCGGGAGGGCTGGCCGTCGGCTCGCTGCTCGACGTGCAGATCTACGATCCGCATCGTGCGCATCACGGGCCGATTGATTGCCTTGTCCTTATTTTTGTCCATTTCCTTGTGATTTTACAGATTCCATATTCAGCGGCCGGAAGAAGTCGTCGCCGCCCTCATAGGCATCGAGATCCTCCGCCGCGCGGATCTCGTTCGGCGACATCGCCCCGATGTTGTACATCTGCCGGTAATAGTTCGTGCGCGATGCCGTGTCGGCCCGCAGCAACCCCCGGGGGTCGATATCGACGTAGAGCCGCCCCTTCTCCGACTCGAGGAACAACTTGTCGTTCATCTCCTCCTCGACCTTGGTGATCCACGGCGAGAGGGTCACGTTGTAGAACTCGATGTTCTGCTGCTCGTTGTTCGAGTAGGTCGAGTGGCTCAAGTCGCCGACCATGTGGGGCGGCACACCGAAGATGGTCGCAATCTCGTCGATCGACTGAACGCGCGTGGCGATGAACTGCGCATCCTCGGGCGGGATCGTGATCGCCGAATAGTCGAGACCTCCCTCGAGCAGCAGCGGTTTCCCGGCATTCTGCGCCCCGAAATAGTTGTCGGATAATTGTTTGTAGAGCCGCTTCCACGCCTCCTCGCTCAACTCCGTCGGGTTTTTGAAGACACCGGTCGTGCGGCAGCCGTTGCGGTAGAACGAGCGTGCGAACTCCACGGAGTTGTTCGCCAGTTCAAGCAGGCGGGCATGGTGGCGGATCGGCGAGAGGCCGAGCAGGCCGTTTACCGAAAGGCCCTTGATGTGCACGACGTCGCGGCTCGGGATCCGGGCCGAGTTGCCGAGGATCGAGTAGAAGATGTCGTCGTCACCCTCCCACAGCGAGACGTTCTCCGGCAGGACGAAGTCCAGGCGCGCCGGGTACTCGTGCCGGTCACGCTCGGTGATGAAGGCGTAAGCATTGCCCCGCAGCAGGGCCGAGACCATCAGCGCCTCACGCAGCGAGACCCCGTTCATCTTCGGGCTCGGCTTCATCAGCAGCCGCGTCACCGGATGGTCGCTCCGCAGTATCCGACGGCGGTCATCGACGCGCTCCTTGACATGAACCGGGAGAGTAGAGAAGCAGTCGGAGATCAGCCGCACACACGACCAGACGGTCGAGATCTTCAGGGCGAGATCGTCGTCTACGTCCTCCATCTTACCCATCGTATTGGAGAGACCTCCCCGGCTGACGATGACCGGAAGACCCGCCCAGGAGGCGGCGCGTGCCACTATGTTGCGAAAGAATCCCATCGTTTGCGATTTGCTCACCACAAAGTTCCGACACGGATTCCAGGAAAAAGGTTAATGCCATTAACTTTCGGAGGTTAATGGCATTAACTTTTTGCAAAATCGCCCCTGCAGGCTATTTTGAGCGGGGTCGCTTCCGCCGGCAGAACTGGCTGTAGGCACTCTTGAAACTCTGAAAACTTGAGAAGCGCCGCTCCCCTACCACCTCGGCATACTGCCGTTCGGTAGCCTCGTAGGCCTGTTCGTTGGTTTCGTAGTAGGCCAGCATCTTCACGTAGCGCTCGTAGAAGCCCTGCGACCCGGAGATGAACCGCCGGGTGGGCTCGTCCAGTTGGTAATTCGTCGTTGTCTGATTCATGATATCATTCGTTAAAAGGTTCGCAATCCCCGTTCCTCGTAGATCGACCGGGCCGGCGGCGTGCGCTGTGCGCTCATCCACTCGCCGATGGCCTCGATCGCGGCCACCACGCCGTCGATCTTCTCCGGACTGCGGTTCTTCACCGGCTTGAGGTTATCGTTCGCATCGCGGTAGACCACCACGTTCGAGACCATCCACCGCAGGACCGGATTTCCGTAGTGTTCCAAATCCCCCGACCGGGCCAGCCGCTCGAACTCCTTGGTTGGCGGCGAGATGTTCGAGATCGACTGCTGGAAGCCGTCCATCGGCAGGCCGTCGTTCAACAGGTCGATGACCAGCTGCGAGGAGTTCCAACGGTCGTAGCCGATCTTGCGGATGTCGTACTGCCCGGCCAGGCGGGCGATGTCACGGCGGATCACCTCGTAGTCGGTGACGTTGCCCGGCGTGACGCGCAGCAGCCCCTGCCGCACCCAGACGTCGATGTTCGCATTCTCGCGCTGCATCTCGCGCCGCGTGCGGTACTTCTCTTCGGGTATCCAGAAGAAGGGCAGGAGCTGCGTGCGGTCGTTCTCGTGGAAGGCCAGCACCAGCGACGAGAAGTCGTTCACCGACCCGAGGTCGAGCCCCGCGTAGCACGCGCACCCGGCCAGCGACTCGACGGGCGTCTCCGAGCGGCAGGCGCACCAGACGTCGTCGCCGATCCAGATGTCCGAAGCCTGCACCCAAAGGTTGAAGTTCTTCGTCAGGATGGCGCTCTCCTGCTCGGGCTTCGTCCGCATCGTGTGGTACTGTTCCTCGAGGAACTCGGGCTTGACCGAGGCCCCGAAGCAGGGGTTCGACTTCACCCACGTCGCGGGATCCGAGAGCTCCTCACGCGAGTCCTGGGTGTAGATCATCGCCAGCAGCGCATCGTCCTCGAAGATCCCCTCGAGCATCTTGATCGCACTCGACCGGTAGGTGAAGCAGGGCCCCGCGAGGTTGAAACCGGCGGTCGTGATGATGCACAGCAGCGGCTGGCGGCGGGCGCCCATCGACGACTTCATGACGGCATAGACCTCGTCGGTCTTGTGGGCGTGGAACTCATCGACAATCGTGCAAGAGGCATTCTTGCCGTCGAGCGTGTTGGCGTCCGACGACAGCGGCTTGAAGACCGAACCGGTCGCCTCGTAGGAGATCGACCCGCCGGCCGAGCGGAAGACCTTCGCCCGCCGCGAGAGCGAACAGCGGCGGACCATCTCCTGCGCCGCCCCGAAGCACTCGCGGGCCTGGTCGCGCGTCGTGGCGCAGGAGTAGACCTCGGCCCCCGACTCGCCGTCGGCAAAGAGCATGTAGCAGCCGATACCCGCCAGAAGGGTCGTCTTGCCGTTCTTGCGGGCCACCTCGAGGTAAGCCTCCCGGAAGCGGCGCGTGCCCGTCGCCGCGCGGCGGAACCCGAAGAGGTTCCACAGGAAGAACTGCTGCCAGGGTTCCAGCTCGATCGGCCGGCCGGCCCACTCTCCCTTGATGTGCGGCAGGTGGCGGATGAAGTCGATCGGCCGGGCTGCGGCCCGCTCGTCGAAGTACCAACCCCGCTCGACGGCCTCGACCCGGTCGCGGAAGTAACGCTCGACAGCCATGCGGACATAGCGGCTCACCGGGATGCGCCCGTCGCGCACATCCACGGCATACTGCTCGGCCGGATGCAACTGCTTCCTCATGACTGCCCCACGAACTGGTCAAACGGATCGGTGACCTTGGCCGCATCTTTGCGATCGCCGGCATCGGCCGACTCGACCTGGCGGCGCGACACGGGCGAGAGGCCGAACTGCGCCCCGACCTTGTTCACCACGTCGAGCGAATCCTTGAAGAGCCTGGCCGACGGATGCATCGAGACCGACACCCCGTTCTGGGTCTTCGTCTCGATGAAATATCCCGGACCGGAGGCGATGTCGGCGTAAGCCCTCTTCAGATTGGCATAGGCCGCCGCGTAGGCCGCCAGCAGCGGGATGTCAAGTTTGGTGAGCACCTTCCAGGAGATCAGCATCCGGGCCGTGCGGTCGAAGATCTTCCGCGCGTCGTCGGCCAGCCAGGAGGGCGCCGTGGCTTTGGTGACGGGTTTGCAGACGCCCCGCGCCGGGGTCTCCGTCTCCGTTTTCGAGGTCCGGCATTTCCGAAGCGTGCCGCGCATCGCCTTGACCTCATCAGGCAGTGGTTTTCTTCCCATCGTGTATTCTCAAATTATTTTCAGATTTTGGATGTGTGTGTTCTTGACTGGGGTGGCGGTTGATAGGCGCCAACCCTCCCGTGATTTCGACCCCCTACCCCCCACAGGCAGTCCGATGCGGTTCCGATCGCCTCCGGATCGTAATCCGGCCGGGGTTCCGGACCGTCGTCGGATACGAAGCCGCCAACCGTTGCGCCGCTCACGGCCAGGCGCTTCGTGCATTAACCCCACGCTGTCGGGATGCCCGTAAAACCGTAAGAAGGCCCCGAATTTCGTATCATAAAAGTCCCGGAAGTAATTATATATACACACCTCATCCGCCCGGTCTGCGGCCCGATTCGATGGCCTTTTCGACCAGCTTCGCCGGCGTGTTGCGGATCAGCATCCGGGCGTGGACCTCCTCGGCATAGATGCGCGTCGTGTTGGTGGTCGTATGCCCGAGCATGTCGCGCACGGTCTCGAGATCGACACCCGACTCGACCATCAGGCAGGCGCACGTGTGACGCAGCGAGTGCGCCGTGATGTTCGGCCGGCGGATCCCGATCGCGGCCAGCCGCTGGTGGACGATCTGGCTGATCGACGTCCGCCTCAACCGGTGGCTGTTCTTCGGATAGGCACTTGCAAAGAGCGCTTCTCCCGGCCGGGCGCCGCGCACGGAGATGAAGTCCGAGAGCAGTTCAACGATCGTATCGGGCAGAGCCAGCGCCTCGACCTTCTCATGGCGCCCCTTGCGCTGGATGTAGAGTACGGGCACGCCTTCCTCCGTAAAGTCGAAGTCGTCGATATTCACGCGCTCGACCTCACACGTGCGCAGCGCCAGCAACAACATCATCGCCAGCATCAGCCGGTCGCGCTTGCCCTTGAAGGTCGAGACATCCACCGAATCGAGCAGCCGCGCCGCCTCCTCGGAGGTGAGGCGTCCCTTGCGGTGGCCCCGGTAGCGGACCGACGAGCGGACCCCGCTGCCGATGTCGGAGTAGTAGCCGCGGGCCGCGCAGTATTTGTAGAACATCCGCACGGCCGTGACGTAGCCATCGACCGTGAGGGCCGAGCGCCCCTGCTGCTCGAGGGCCTGCTTCCAGGCGAGGATGTGGCGACGGGCCGGGCATCGCGGATCGACACGCTGCGCCGCGAGCCAGCGGAACCAGAGCTGGACCTTCGTCCGGTAGCTTGTGCGCGTGGTCTCCATCACGTCGAGGTTCTGCATCCATTCGTCGATCACCTCGATGATCGTGGCGCTGGTGTTCATCGGCGGGAGGTTCGTTTGTGGGCCTCGCGGCCCGATTTACGGTTGTGGCAGGCGTCGCACAGGCTCTGCAGGTTCTGCAGGTCAAGGGCGGCACCGCCTTCGTTGATCGGGACGATGTGATCGACGACCGTGGCCTCCGTGACAAGACCCCGGCGCCGGCACTCCTCGCAGAGCGGGTCGGCATTCAGTTTGATCCGGCGCAGGCGGCGCCACCGTGCGGACTGATAGAAGGCCGAGTTCGCATGAAGGCGGCGGCCCTGGGTTTCGCGCGGCGGCAGATAGGCCCGCCGGGATGGTTTCGGGATGGTTGGCATAGCTTACTTTGTTTTGAGCAGGTCCGGATTGTCGTAGATATTGCCGACTATGTATTTGCTCCACCTATCAATGTGCGATTGACATATATAGCCCACATCAGGATTACCAACTTTAATAGCCCATGTATCTCCGCCTTTAATTAAGAACAAAGCAAAATATCCTTTTTCTGGACGGAACTCGACGCGATGTCTGATTGGACCATCAAAGCTATCGAGGCACTCAATAACATCCCCCTCGAAGATCCGCGTCCCGTTCTTGTCCTTCACGCCCGTAAACTGGCCGACCGTCTCCGGATCGACTTCGTACTGATTGAATCCTTTCGGCGCAGGATCGGGGAATATGAACGAATGGCCGCCCATACGCAACAGATCGCCCTCGATCCACTTTCCCGTCTTGATCTCTTTTCCTCGAAACAATATCTCCCGTTTCATCTCAATGCTGCTTTAATGGTTCCACTTCGTCCAGATCGATGACAATGCCCGCGCAGAAGGGTTCTCCGTTATCCCAGATCGTAAACCAGGCACGCGACAGATTCGACGTAATGCCCCAGTCCAACGGCGTCTCATCCTCCCGGCACCACTCGACCCGAATCAACCGGGGGTTGTCTTCGTTGTCGTACTCGTCCGAGATGCGCATGACCGCATTCGACCCGGCCCGCTGGATTGCATCGGAGTCGTCATCCGAGAACTGCTCCCCTTCGAGGATCAGAGCAAAGTCGCCTCCGTCCGTCGCATCCTCCTCGCCATGGATCGCACCACGCATTTCGAGCGTGTCATCCGACCGACAGAACAGCACCAGCAGGTTATTCTCCGCTGCGATCCGTTCCTGATCCCGGGTCATCTCATCCACGGATTCGTTCCCATCGAGCAGCATTGCCAGCTGCTCCTTCGTCATTGTTTTCATATTCGTTTTCCCAGTTTGATAATGAATGTTTCATGATCCGGCGCGCCCCACTCCGGGCGGCCCTGTCCCATCGTGATCCTCTTGCATTCGAACATCATCCTGCGCCGGGTGTAGCCATACGAAAAACACACGGCATCGAAGTGTTTGAATATTGGACCCACGGAACAACCGCCACACAACCGGCCGTCGAATCCTCGCACGTTACACCAACCGAAAGCCCCGTAGCACTCGATCGACCGACGTCTCCAGTACGGGGACTCCTCCCGGTACTCTTCGGGCTTTTCGCCCCGCTCGATCATTTCATACCACTCCTTTTTGAGCGGCAGGTAGAGTATTTTCATATTCCTCGATTTTTCGTCTCATCCTTTCCTCGGCGGCCTCAACTCCGGCGATCTTCCGGACCAACTTCGTCCGGAACCGGGCGAGCTCTTCGTCCGTGTCCTCGTCGAAGAAGAGGTTGTTCGCCCGATTCCACGCCACGTATTCATCCAACTTCCGCCGAGCCCTGGTAACCTGGGCCTTGGCTGCGACCAGTCTCCGGAGGTCATCGGTCAAGCGGGCATCATTGCCCAGCCTCCGATCGTAGTACGAACAGAACCGACTCACTTTCGCACGAGGAAACCGGCAAACCAACGCCGCCTCCCGCCACCGGACAACCCACGGCCGACGTTCGTAGACCTCGCGCGGGAGATCGTAGGCGAAGATCCGCTCGCTGGATCCATCACCGGTATTCTTCGTAAACTCGATGAACACCCAGTGCTGAACACCCAGTTCCGCCTCGGCTCGGGCATAGTCGCGGGCCAATTCATACAGATCGTCGCAGTTTTCCTGTTTGCTCTTTTCCATCGATCAGAACAGCGCCAGTTGGACAAAAGTGAATCGGCGGATCTCGTCTTCGATCTGCCGGACAACTCCCGTCAACGAGGTGCGCATGGTCGTATAGCTGCAACCCTCCGGCAGTTGATCCCGGTAGCAATTCAGCACGCAGATCTCCTTCTCGACCAGCTCTCGGATTTCGAGAAGAGCAGCGCGGATGGCCTCGTTCTCCGTAGGATATCCCGTCTCCACGCGATCGACAAACCCGCACGGGTGGCTACGGTATCGCGAAGTCTCGAGCCGGACGGAATAACCGGCTTCCCATCGTCCGTTGTCCGACTGTGACGTGTGGACCTCGAAACATCCGTGTCGCGACTCGACGGCCACGGGGCGGTTCGGATTCAGGCAGACATCGAAGAGGTTGAACCCGAATCCGGACGGGCTCGAGTGCACAACTTCGCCGCCGGCATCCGGATGCGCCTTCAGATAGGCGATCCACTCCTCGAAGGTGAACTCTCGTCCCAGGCAGCGACTTGTGTGGTGAATCTGCCGGCCCATCTTACTCGAGCCCGTTCGGGCGATGTGCGTAGTAGACCTCCGAGAACTCCCGCTCGATGAAGCCGTAGCAGGGAATCGTCACCCCGGAGATAACCGTCAGATCGAAATCGATGGCAGCGGCCTTCTGGGTGTCGTCCAAATCCGGGTTGTTGCGGACATCATGGACAATCCAGTCGTGGATCGCCGTCGCCGCCGTATCCACATCCTTCGTCAGCAGGACGAACGTGTCGTTGCGGGTCGTGCCCGTGTCGCGATAGCGAAGGGCCACCTCGACCTTGTAGAACTCCGGAGCCTCGTCGTCCTGCTCCTCGGCCGACTCGTTCGGATCGACCTCTTTCTGCGGCTCCTTGATGAAGACACAGTGGTCGAACATCTTCAGGCCGACAATGTGGAACGTTCCCGAGCAGTTCAGTTCAATCCAGTCTTTGGCCACGTCGAGGGCCATCCGTGCCGAATCGGCATAGAGCAGCAGCTTGCGGCGCTTCTTGCCGATGAGGGCCGTCACGCTCCACGGGATCAGCCCATAGGCCGCGCGCTCCTCGCCCAGCCGCAGCTGGTTCGTCACCTCGACACACGTGATATCGCCCGCCTGCAGGTGAAACTGGATGCGGGTCAGCAGATCGTCATCGATCTTCGTACCGGCGGCCGCTATCAACTCGCTCCGCTCCACGGATACGACCTCGCCCGTCTCATCGTCGAAAAGATCCTGCGACCACGTCCGTTTGAGCGGCGCGGCCAAGTAATTCCCGAGCATATCTTCTGGCAAGTAGGCCAGCCCCCGACGTTCGCTGTAACGGGTCTGCACCTCCTGATCCCGGGGTTCGGGTGTTGCGTTTGCATTCATGTTTTTCGATATTTGGTTTGTTTTGCGGATCGCCGGGAGTCGAACCCGGGCAACGGCTGCAACAGGCTGTTGGCATCCTCCGCCGGCACGGAGGCCCTGCCGATCCATTGGTCAGTCCTGTGGCGTGCGGATCCGCCAGCGGACCCCCTGCGGAGTCTGGACCGTCTCGAAATCCTCCGCCCGGTAGCGGCCGCCGTTCGTCGGAAGCATCTGCACCATCTGCAGGTAGGTGTACAGCCGGCCGCACTCGGCCTCGGCCTGCCGGCGCGTCAGCAGCTCATGATCCCGGCCGACATAGGAGGTGAACGTGCAGAAGGCGCTCCGGTTCCGCCAGGCCCCCTTGTTGTCCATCGCCGCCACGATGCGCCGGATGTCCTCGACGTCATACTTGCGGAGCATCCACCCCAGTTGCTGCCGCGTGAAGGGCTCTGCCATCGCGGCGATCTGCGGGAAGCGTTCGCCGATCCACGCCTGCAGCGCATCGGCTGCCTCGACCAGCTCCGCCGGATCCTCGGCCGGTTTTCCCCCTGCAACCCCCTTTTCAGAACCTACCGTGTGTGTGTATTCTTCTCTTCTTACTTTCTTACATTCTTCAGTTGTGGTCGATGGCTGGTCGGCGCCCGGTCGGCAGTTGGCCGCATCCTGGTCGGCAGTTGGCCCGCAGGCTGGTCGATCGGCCGTTTCGAACGACTGATATTTTTCGTAATTACAGATCGTTACGATCGTATAGGAGCTGGTCGCACGGATGGTCAGAAAATCCGATTTTTCAAGTTTTGACATGGCCGTCCGCACCTCCCGCTCGGAAAGTCCCGTTTCGCGGGAGAGAATCGACCGGCTCGTGACGAGCTGACCCCGTTCGACGGTGATCCCCCGCCAGCGCTTTGTCTGGAAGTTCGCCATCAGCAGCAGGTGCAGGGCCAACCGCACACAGTTCGTATCGGAATACCACTCCCAATCGAGCAGCCCGCGATGTATCTTGATCCACCCTTCCATGGTCATTTCACTTCAAAGCAGACGAATCCCCGACGCCGCCACATGTGGGCAACGGTCTTGTCGTCGTCGAGTATGAACAGAACCCGGCCGCGCTCCTCCTCGGTCGTCTCCTTGCGGAACTGGTCCCACTTCTGCACCACGGCAGGGCGCACGTCTCCGTTCTCGCGCATGATGAGCCGGTAACCGCCGGAGACCAGTCCGAGGTGGCGGGCGATCCACCGTTGCGTCTTCAGCCGCACGCTCTCCCGGCGCGAGGTACAGAATATCACCTCGAGCCGCCGCGCCGCATACGACACGAACGAGCATACGTTCCGCTTGGGCGGATCGTCGAATTCGTCCTCGTAGAAGGCCTCCCAATCGACGGGCGACTCCTCGAGCAACCGTCTGCGAGGCCCCACTTCGGACAGGGTGCCGTCGATATCGACGACCATGATCGGTCTCTTCGCACTGTGTTTCATTCCGGGAAAAATTTGTGGTTACCACCGGCCGCGACGGCCGCGGGCAAAGGGATTCGGCATGCAGTCGAGACGGCGCCGCCGCTCCTCTACAGAATGCTGACGACCGTCTGTATTACAACACATTCCGAGCCGGCATCTCAACAATCCGTTCCGATTGACCTGACACCGCTTGAATGCCACCGCCTGAGCCGTGCGTCCAAGCGTCGCACCGATCTCCCTGTAGGGGACTCCCCGATCGGCCATGTCGAGCATCCGGCGGATCTCATCATCGCTCCAGGGTCTGCTGCTCCGTTTCATCACATCCGGCATTTACCGATCCAGCGTTGCAGCGCACAGCGGACAATGGCCCGCCGACGACACCAGTTGTCCCGGCGGTTCTGCCGGGCGATCTCCTCCGGCGTCAGGGTATAGACCCGGATCTCGGCCCCGTGATCGGGCCAGCGTTCAATCATCATCATGGCATTCATGGTTAGGTTAATGATTCTTTCAACTGCTGCGGCGCATAGAAGCGATTCAGGAACTTCGTCACCTCCCGCGGATCATAGAGGAAGGTCCCGTCGCCCATGACGAGGTATTTGAGCCCCTCGCTTCGCCATTTCGCGTGCGTCTTCTCGCTGGTGATGCCGGTCGCACGCCCGAGTTCCTCGCTACCTTTGAGGTAGAGAACCGGAACTTCCCGGTCTAACTTGACTTTCATATCGCTCTATTCTATGATGTATTCAATCGTTTCACGGCGTCCCCGGCGGGCCCGGCGCACTGTTCGCTCGAACTCCCCGCCGCTGAACACATAGGTGCAGAACAGCCCCAGCAGACAGGCGGCTCCGATGCGTCGCCCGAGATCGGACCGGTAGTACCAGACGACCAGTGCCTGGATGGTCCGGTTGCCGTCCAACTCCCCTTGCAGTTTGTCGTACATCACCGACAGCGTGTTGGCCACGGCCTGGTAGGTCACGTGCAGCGCTTCGGCAATGCGGGAGATATTCCCGCCGCGGGTCTCGATCACCGCCCGCATCACTCGGGTCTCGGCCGGCGAGAGGCTGTCTGCATCGCGTTTCATAGACCCCAGGGTTGCGTCACCTGATGGCGGCGGAAGATCGTCTCGATGCCGCTCCGCTCGATCGGCGAATGCGGCGTAATACCCCACTGCCGGTAATAGTAGGCCGAGCGGCTCAAATTGCCCAGGACCTCACGGATCTCCATACGCACCTCGGCAGCTTCGCGGCGGTCGCGTGCAGCCACCTCGCGGATCCCCTTGGTGAAGGAGTTGTCGGGATTTCTTTTGTCAAAATCCATCTTCGCTATTTGCTTTTGTCCGATTTTTTGTAAATCTTTACACATTGAATTGTCCAATGATTCGTACATTTGTTGTACGATTTATTGTACATCGCAAATATATCATCATTTATCATCAAAAGCAAATTTTTGACGATAAATATTACATATCATTACTTATATGCCTAATAATAAAGAGGATATAATAAACCGACTGAAAGAAGTCAGAATAGCACTTTCACAAAAAAGCGGTGAATTCGCCAGAAAAGCCGGGATTGATCCACGCAACTATTCATCAATTGAGAATGGAAATAGATCGATTGGAGAACGGTCCATACAAGATATTTGCGCTGCTCATAAAATCAATCGAGTATGGCTCCTGACCGGTGAAGGAGATATGCTGAACGAATCGACCGACGTTGCAGCCACACACAACCGGATCCGCTACTGGGTTGATGTGGATGCAACGGCCGGAGGAGTCACGCTGTTCGACGACCAGGTGACAACCAAGTACATCGATATCGACATCCCGGAGTTCCGCGACTGTACGGATGCCGTGAACCTATACGGAGATTCGATGCTGCCCCTCTACAAGAGCGGACAGATCATCATCCTGAAGGAATGGATGGAGTCGTTCATCGACTACGGCAACGTCTATCTGGTCATCACGAAGAAGGGCAACCGCATGGTGAAATACCTGCGCAAGGGATCAGACGCGCAACACGTGCTGTGCGTCTCGGAAAACAAAGAGTTCGATCCGTTCGAGATCGAGAAGGACGACATCCTGCGCCTCTATCTGGTCAAGGGCGGAATCTCGAAAAATACGTTATAAGATGAAAAAGACGCTTCTGGTTATAGTGACATTTTTGTTTGCAGCCTGTGCTGCAATTCCTGACTATGTTTCCATAGTCGATTATCGTCCCTATCTGGAAGAAGGATTCAGGATCTATTCATCGGATGCAGTTCCTTTCGAGTACGACTGCTTGGCCGATATCGCAATCGACAAATATGCAGTCCAACAAGATCGTGCGAGCGCAACGTATGCCGTGAATGGTGAAAGAATTCCCAGCGACAACGATTACATCACGCACGACGAGGTTTTGGCCGAGATTGTTGAACGGGCGAAATTGATGGGAGCCAACGGGATCATCGGGCTACATATCAGATTCGACCGCAGAACGAATTATTACACCATAACCGGAACGGCAGTAAAGATTGATCCGCGCACGTTAAACTGATTTCGAAGAACACGTTGTAAACATTTCCCATGAAGAAACTTCTACTCCTTTTCACCTTGATCCTTGCGGTTTCCTGCACGGGGAACAAATTCGAACAAATCGAATATTTCAAGAGTCCCGACAAATTCCGCGTGTTTGTCTATGTCGCCCCGACTGCAACCATCGAGGAGATCAAAGCACACGCCAGTTCGCAGATGTGGACGGAGCGTAAAATAACCGAGGTGCTGTACTACCGTTCTAATCCTTTTGGACCAAGAACAACCGGAAGCGTGACCATGGCAAAATCATTCCAAGAGGCATACCAAAAAGCGGTTGTAGAAGGTTGCATCCTCCGCTGCCAGATCGACAACTTCGGGAACAAATATTTCAGCGAAACACCGTATGAGGATCGGTTAAAAGCCATCGAGGAGTAA